TCAACGACAACAACAGTGCCATCAGCTTCGCGCTCGATTTTGTCGGCGCTCAGTTTGGTCTTAAGCACCAAATCAGGGTCGTGCACGATGTCAGCCAATGCCGTAACGGCTGGCGTAATCAGCTCTAGTTCGCGGACGCGGGCTTCAAGGTCCGCAATGCGCTGGTCCTTTTGCGCCGTCGCCTCGCGGAACTGTTGCTCCAAAGCCTGTCTGGCTTCTTGGTACTTTCCTTGTGATTCGAGTTGCTGTTGCTCGTAGTTGCGTTTGAACTCAAGAAGCTCTTCAACATTGACACCATCAGGTGCTTTGGTCTTTTTGGCTTGTCGCAATTCTGCGATTAGCTCTTGGTTTTTGCGTTCAAGCGCTTCAACACTGCGTTGCAGTGCTTCGGTGTTGTCGCTCCCGGTAGCCGCAGGCTCCTGAGCTTGTGTTTCGTCAGACATGAATAAGCCGCAGGCTTAATTACGCTGTCATGGTAATGGCGCACGGCTGCCATGTCAAAGCGGGAATGGAATACGCCCGTGCGCGAGCCGTGGAATCCGCTTATCAAGCAATGCCTTGATGCGGTAGACCGCCATGAGCATCTTTACCGCACCAGCGGCAACGGGTGGCATGCAGCTAAGGCGCAAGACCTGCGCAGCTACATCAGCGAGCTAAAAGACTGGATACACGCGCAGGAGCGTGTCACCACTTCACCTTGTCCGCCCAGTACGCCGGAGACATCTTGCCGCGAGCAATGTTACTGGCGTGCCTTGCCTTGAACGATGCCCGCCTAGCTTTGTCCGCTGTTGACTCGCCTTTGCGCGGTGGGCTGCCGCTGACACCTTGCTGGCCAAACCTAATCAGCTTGACGGTATCGCCTTCTTTCGCTAGAACCGCATGCGATTTGGTCGGATGCTTCGGCGTCCGCTTTGGCTTGTTGTAGCCATCAAACTGCTCGCCGCGGTAACTAATCATCGCCGTGGTGCTGGCTTCAGCTCTGACCGCTTTTTGATAACGGCATTGCCGGTTGACTCCGATTTAATCCGCACGATGGGGTCATCCATGCTGCCGACACGGGTGACGCTGCCGCCGCCTTCGGTCTGGATGGTTGCACGCTCACCGCCAATGCTGGTGATAACACCAAAGGTGCGGGCACCTTGATACATCCAGCTCACACGGTCGCCGCGTTTCATTTCTTCTTGCCTCCTTTCTTGGGCATTGGCTTTTGAGGCTTGGCAGGTCCGGTGTACTTAGGCATGGCTTTAGCGCTTGGGTTTACGTTTGCGGCTTTTGCCGGCTTTTGCGTACGCGATTGCTGCCGCCTGAGCCGGACTTTTGCCCGCCTTGATTTCGCGTCGAATGTTTTCCGAAATCACTTCCTGAGATTTGCCCCGCTTCAGTGGCATCAGCAGCAACCATCACGCCACTTCTATCGTACCAACCGCTTTTGCCGTCGGGATGCACGATATACCGTGCCTCAATGCCATCATGCAGCATGAACTCAGATGCCTTACGGCCATCGACGTAGGTGTATTTCAGTTCAGGGCTTTCCATAGCGTGCGCGCAATTGGTCCAAGGTTAATTCTGAGCCATCATCGCGCACCAGCTTGGCGATGGCATCCTTGGGTCCATACTTGGCCGACAGCTTGTCGAAATAGGCAACCTTATTGGCGCCTAGGGCTTTGGCTTTGACTGGCAGTGGTTGCTTTGCAAGCCACTGGCCGTACGATTCATTTGCAGGCACCTGACCGCTTTGGCTTGCGCGGGTGCCTGCTGGTGGCGGCGTAAAGCCCAACTTGTCGTAGTCAATTACCGGCACAGTCGTCGAGCGACAGTTGAAATGCTGCGGCGGCAATGGTCCTTTGCCGTATTCAAACTCTCGACCATCCAATGCACGACAAATGCTGCTGGTGCGGGTGTCCAGTGTTGCCACATAGCGATAGCGCTTAGTGATGTCTTGATTCGCCTCATAAACCTGCTGGCTGGCGGTATTAGCCACTTGGTTAACGCTAGTGCGCACCAGTGCTAGCACTTGGTTGTCAGCTACTGCTGTTGCCTGTCCGCCTGCCGCGATGAGCTGCCGCACATTACGGGCACGCTCGCCAAACTCCAAACTGCCAACAAGGCGCTTGGCAATTTCTGCTGTTGGCTCGCCGGTCAGCAGTCCTTGCCGTACCACTTGCGAGAACCGCTCGGCTTGGTCAACCGCAATGCCGCGGAATGCCTTGGTGACGACCTCGCCATTTGGCAGCGTAATAGTCGCACCTTGGGCGGCGGTCAGCGAAAACGTAGTCGGGGCGCCCTGTACTGCTGCTACAAGGTCGTCAGAAAGTGCGACCACATTGAGCTGCGTCGGGTCGGTAGTGACCACCGACTGCGCAAACTGCGGGCTGATTTCAACGGTGCGTACTGCATCACGGCTGCCAGCAGGTAGCGCGCGTGCTAACTGGTTGGCAACGAAATCAGACTGCAGTTCGGCAATGCCTTGCAGCTCGGTAGCGGTCAGCTCGGTTGCATCACCTGCCCATGTGGCAAGGCTGTCCTTGAGCTGCGAAAGGATGGCACGCAGTCTGGCTGCCTTGACAGGCGCTGCCAGCTCGTCAATAGCACGAAGCTGGTTAACGCTGTCAATGATGATGTCGTTGTAAGCATTAATAATCCGTCGCGCAACACTATTGCTAAACCTGTTCAGGTCAATCGCATTGCGATATAGCGCTTCTGGTGTGCTCATGTGATGATGCCAAGCTGGTCAGGGCGATACTGCGACCTGATGCTTACATCAGCGCCACGGGCAAGCGCGCCGCGTATGGCCGCAACAAATGCGTCGTAGCCGTTCTGGCCGTCTTCCATGATGACCATCTCATCTACCTCATCAGCCTTGCCGCCTTTGTAGTATTTCATGCGCACCACAGCAAGCACCTCATCAGGCAGCTTGCACATGGTGTAGTCAATCCCTTGGCGTCTCGGCCTCTTCGGTTCCACCCATATCATCAGCGCTACCAACCAGTCTGTCAGCCAATCCAGTAGACGGTAGGTCCATGCCCGCATTTGAAGTGGCCTCCAGCTCTTCATCCACATCAAAATTATCGCCAAGGACATCGCCCTCCGCCAGTTCACGCAGCAGCGTCTCTTGGCTGATGGTGCCGGCGGTGTAAAGCGACAGCAGGGCGGTAATATCCTGCGGCTCAAGGCGTGCACCAAGGAAGTCGCGGTTGACGTAGCTGCTGCCGGCAGCGGTGGCATTGCCGAGGTACTGCGCATGAAACTGCAGGCTGTTATCAATCATGTCCTGCATGTTCTGCGCGATGACCATCATGGTGCTGTCGCCTTGGCTGCGGTCGATGCGCTTTGCCTCAGCGGTCTCGGCGCTCAGCTTTTGACCCAACACTGCCGATAAGCCCAGCTCGTTGATTTGCATGGCAAGCTGCTCAAGCCTGCGGAACTGCGCTTCAAAGCTGCGTCCTTGCGGTTCGATGTACTCAGCACGCCCTTCAGCAGGAAATGCAATCGCCTCACCTGGTCCGGCTGATACCTCTTCAGCAGCAGACGGGAACCCATAGAACGCCAGCATTGGCACAGCGCTGATGTGCAGTTGGTTGTCAAGGTCCGACTGCACTTGATAGGTCTTCAGGTTCAGCTCGGCAATGTCCTCAAGCGGCGGGCGCGACTCCATAAAGCCATGGCGTTGCGCATAGGCGATGCTGAACGGGATTTCGCTCAGGCTCGTGCGGCCTTCATCAACGACTGTGAACTCGCCGTTGTTATCTTTGCGGTGGATGCGGTATTCACCTGGCGTCAGCACACGCACTTGCTCGACAGCCTTTTCGCCAAAGTCGCCATCGGGCACGGTGACGACTTCACTAAGCCGCAATTGGGTCAGGACTTGTTTGCCCTCTTGCGTTTCGGTGCGCCAGCCAAGGATTTGCCGTGGTGTGTAGGTCACCCAATAAGGTCTACCCCCATTAGCAGGCGCATCCACCAAAGTACCAACGTGGCCATAACGGACCATCTTGCGGGCTGCTTCATAGGTCCAGACGTTGAGGTCATTGCCCTGCAGGTCTACGTCAAACAATTGCTC